CAACAATTTCCGCAGCGAGCGTAGTCTTGTTCTTTCGCTTGAATAGAGCCACTTAGTGTCCTCGGTGAGATGGGTTGATGCCTGATGAGTATAACTGCGCTTTGGATTCTCTTAATAGAACCCCACAGTGTTTACAGCCAAACGAATCAACCTCATTGGGTTGTCCACACGCGCCACAAGGCGGTGCGAGTTGTGCAAAAAATCTATCAGCCGAAGAACCGGTAGCGAGTTTCAACTCCGCTAGGGCGTGAACTAAAGCGTCTAGTCGGTCTGGTGAGTATCCACTATCAGGAAGCCAGCCGGTCATTTGATCTTCTAATACTGCAAACTCTCCAACGTGCGATACGCGGCCTTGCTCGTAGAGCGCAGCAATCGGTTCGGCGCGGAGTCTTTTACCTAGTTTTGCCACAATCCCTGAGTAAGGAATGGTTGGGTCAACTGATCTAAGCGTTAATTCGACCATGTCGCCACCTTGATTCTTTTCGGCAACAATTCGGTCAGCGTTAAATTCGTTAAAGGCTTTTATCGCCCGGTTAGCCCACCCAGAAGGAGTATCACGGCAACTGCGGTCAGCCAGAACATACGCTCTGCCATCTTCGCCTTTTGCAACTACAACTATTCCTGTTTCGTCGGCATTTTCACCTGATGTGGTGGCTGGGTCAACTGCAACTACAATCCTGACCAACTCTGGGGCTTCTTTCACCCTTGTAGAGTCAATCATCTCCAATGTCCATAGGGCATCGGGGTTGTCAGTTAGCAATTCACCGTAAAGTTCCTGTCGTCCGATACGAGTTCCCTCATAACGGTTTCGCAATTCAGCGAGCGCAGCCTCAGACAGGTTAGCTGCATTATCAAACGTACTACCTCTGGTGACGACTACGGAACCGTCTGTGCGGTTTACAAACTCTTTAATAAGTTTCGTCGGGCGAGGTGTCGTCGTGATAACGACTTGTGGGTTTCCAATTCGAAGTGCCGGTGCTAAACCAGCAGTCCATGTTTCTTCGTAGCGCCATGCGGCGAATTCGTCCAGCCATGCGCCAGACAAGTTAAGTCCACGCGCTCGGTCTGGTTCATCTGCGGAGATCATGTGAATTTTAGAGCCGTTAGACAAAGTGACTTGTCCGTTGGTCTTGTTGTAGTGGCGGAGTTGTCCGGGTTGTAGCGATTTTATAATTCCCGAAGGGCCTTCTATGCAAGTACGGCGTACGTCGGTGAAGGTCGGCGCTACTACTGCCCATTCGGTATTCTCTTGGAGTAGTGCTTGTTCCAGTAGCCAGCCAGAGCCGGTGAAGGTCTTTCCCCAGCCTCGTCCGCTAATCACTAGCCAGATTCGCCAGTCGCCGTCGGGTGGTAGTTGTTCTGGTCGTGCGCTCTGGCGATACCTAGAGTGCGTTACCGCTTTCCTCGCCTGCTCCGCTTCCAGTTGTTGCTTCAATAGCTCTAACTGTTCCAGTTTCCTGAGTTCCGCTAGGCGCTGTTCCGCTATCGTCGCCATCTTCTACCCCTAGTTGATTTTGTAGGCGAATAATCTCGCTTTGTATGTAGTCCAGTGTTATCACTTCGTGTCGAATTGGTGCGTCTAGTCCAAGTAGTTTTGTGCGTCGGTCTTGAATCGCCAGCACTCGGTCAATCGCGAATAGCGCTCCGCCTTTTGCCTCTGGGTCTAGTGCTTTTTTCATGGCGACCTCTAGCAGTGCGTCTAGGCGCTCATTCTCTAAGCGTCGGTATTCGTCTACCGCCTCGGCTGGTATTGCTGCGAGGGCGTTCTGCACTCGGTAGTAGGCGTGGCTCTTGGAGATTCCTAGCGCCTCTGCTATACGGCTATACGTCATGCCGCTAGATCTAAGGCGTAGCGCCTCGGTATCTTTCATAGCTGATTCAGCAGTTTTAACGAAACCGCCGCGAGAATTTACACTAGGCATTGTATCCCTTAGCTTGTGGACGCTATGCGCGCATAATACCTATAAAGAATAGCACAATGGTAACAAGCGCGCTCTATAAGGCGATTCTGACGGTTACAAAGTTAGAATGGTGAATGGACTACGGACGCTAGTAATATGCTCCTCGGCGGCCTCTAGGGCGCGTATTAGGCTACTCTCATCCGGTCTCTCACTTGTCGCAACGTATAACGCACCTAGAGCTACTGCCGCGCCACTACCTATCGCGCCATAGGATACGCCATCCGCATTAGGTCTAGCCGCTATCGATCCTCTATCCGCGTTAATCTCATAGATCACGCCGCGCTCTATTGCAAGTAGAGACCAGTCGTCCTTTAGAGCGTCCTCTAGTTTCACTACGTCTAGTAACTGATTCAGACTAGGTGAGTAGGCGCTACTAGCGGCCTTGTGCCATAAGTACCCGGCGCGCCACGATCCGGCGAAACCTAGCAGCAAGTCACCATAGCGGCCTATCTTGGGCGTAGAGCTACGAGACGCTAGCCCGGTATCGTCACTACTTAAACAGTCGCTACCTATCCACGCGCCGCCATCCTTACCCGGTACGATTAGCCCGGCTACTACCGTCATGGTGTAAACCTGATAACTAAGACCAGTAGAGCGGCTATGAATAGTAGACCTAATAGCATTAGACCAGTTTAGGCCATGAGACTAGGCCGCGCTCCGATTCATTCGCTCCCGTCATCCTTACGCCTACGCCGCCACCGGTAGCCATTCTTTAGGTATAAAGGGACGTATGCAAGCGCTGCAAGGGTAAAACCGTACTGACCAGTGTTTAGGCCATAGATAGACCAGGCCACGCTATTAGCCGCCAGTAGTAGCCATGCTAGCCAATAACGCCGCCCGGCTAGATACGCTCCTACCATCCCTACAAGCTCCAAGACGAATGACCAGATCACCTAACAAGCCTAGACCATGAGACCGGGAGCGCCACTAGACCGGGATAAGATCAAGACACTAGGCCGGGATAAGACCATAGGACGCGATTAGAGACCATGAGACGCGACAAGGCTAAACAAGGTAAGACCGGACTAAACAAGGCTAAGACGGGCAATCTAGGGGCATTAGGTAAGAGCTGGCGTTCTAACGCTTAGACGAATGACGACCCTAAGAATTAGACCCATAGCCAATTAGGCCACTAAAGACGAATAGCCTACCCGGTTAAGGGTAGACCATCCATCCAAGTTAGGTAGTTCAGGTTAGATCAGTAGAAGACGTTACGACATTCTAGGCATAGATTCACCCGGTTAGGTAATCCGTATAGTTCACCTTGCAGCGTACCCTTAACGGTATTAGCGCTATTGCATTTAGTACACTTAACAAGCTTGGATTCGTCCCTTGTTACTTTATCGGCCCTAATTTTAGTAGTCATTATGGGCCTACCATAGCTAGAGCGTCACAAGCGGATCTAAGACTATTCAAGATATCTATAAAGTTAGATAATTCGCTAGCCTTTTGATTCGTTAGCCCGTCCTCGTTGATTTCGCGCAATTCCGCAACTAAATCACTTAGCCGGTCTCCTATCATTCCGTAAGTTAACGCCATGACTTACCATCCTTAGCATTACGCCGGGCTAGTTCATTCCATGCGTGGAGCGTCTTGTCCTTATGGTCTCCCGGCGCTAGCTTGTGAAGTCGATTGGTTACCCATATCAGGGCCACGCTAAATAGGATCCATAGCGTAGCCATGACTACGTTATTGGATTCAATCACGCGCCAATTTAGTAACCATCCATGCATTTCACAAGTACGAGCTGCCAAATACCCTAGCGCCACGTCTAAAAACCTAGCGGCCACGTGCAACCTGTGCATTTTTTTAGTGTTAGACATTGGCCACCTCGTAACATTCTGCCAATTCGTTAAGATAGGCGGCTACTTCCGGCGCGTATGAAGTAGTTTCATAAGTGTCATCCCACCAGTTCACCTTAATAGTTAGGTAATCGCTGCCAATTCGGCTAATTACCCTAGTGGATGGGCCGCCATAACTAACCAACAACTCTACGCCGCTAGGATCGGGATTATCTTGATTCCCTAATGACTGACGGAATAGTACTACTATCTCTAAACATTCGCTAACGTAGTTATCTATCGCGTCACCGGTTAGGTCTTCTAATTCGCGCGCTAGGTCTTCTGCTATTGCCTTAGATTCCATTAGGCCACCGTCCTAACTGGCATAAGAACTACGCGGGTAAGGCCGCTAGCGTCTTCAAATAACGCCGGCTTGTTAGCGTCAGTAATTGAAACTATGCGAATAGCTCCTACGCCTGATCCGGTGTCTTTGTTATTGAATGGAGCAATCTTAGCAATATCCGCTAGAAATACCGGGTCAAAGGCAATTAGGCTAGTTTCGCTAATTCCCTTAGCCGGTATCAATTGCTCTACGCTTGGATACTGGCCCGATACTAGGCGAATGTTACTAACTGTCATATCCTGGCAAGTGATAGTTACTAGATCGTCTTCGATTCGTAGCTCCACCGGAATAGAAGACTTATAGCCGCTAGCCTTGTAATTCTTAATAGCGCTCCTAAACTGTTTAGCGGCGTTAAGTAGTGATTCTGCCGGTATCAGTAAGTCGCTGCCGCTAAGAATTCCATCCACGTCTACGAAACAAGACCGCTCCACAATGGCGAGACGGTAGCTATCGGTAGCGGTGGCCTTGATCGTGGCATTTAGACCGTTAGCGTCTTCCACCTTGTCTAGGATGTTGAACTTAATAGCCGCTAGTAGTGGCCTATTTTCCTTAGCCTTAGTAGCGTAATTGCCTACTGTTACTAGATCTACGTAATTTTCGAGGGTTAGTGTAATCAACATTATGGCAAAACCTCGCCACAATTGAAACAGTCGCCATCGTTGCCAGAACTAATTAGTTCATTCACGCGATCGCCTAGCGCTACCGCCTCCACCGCTGTTAGGCGCTCATTAAAACAAGCTAGGCAATAGAGAATAGTCGCGGTATAGGTAGGATCCCATATCGCCATTCCGGTTACATTTTTTAGGGTTTCATTCATAGTTAGGTAGCTCCCACTACCGCGCTAATGGATAACGCATCCACTAACACTAGAGACACTACATCCATTTAGTGGACACTGTCAAGTACCCTAGCAATTTTTTTTTAGAATTCTTTTAGAGCTACCCGGAGCGGCCTAGATCGCTCCCGGCGGCGTTAGATTCCGGCGGCGTAATGATCCCGGCAATAGCTACCGGCGCGGCGCCCTTATTTATTAGCGGCGATTCCGGCAATTATCCCTACCGGGTTAGGGTTAAGTTACTGACAAGTAAGGCACAAGTTATCCACAATCGAACGTATGTTCGGTTACTGGCCGGTAAGCGAACAAGTGTTCGCC